GTATGTTGGTGTAGATACACGGTATGTAGGATAACGGGCTGGGCTGGCTTGTACGGTAATCAGAGTTGCATCAAGGTTATATAACTCAATGGGAGTTTGATTAGGGTCTTTTTGGTCTTTACGGTATAGCAATGTAAATACTTCACCAGCCAGGGAATACCATAATGCCCATTGATACCAAAACTCATATTGATTTTGAAAGTTATTTGGCTCAGTTAATAGATTTAATATCTGTTTTGCTTTGTTTTTATCCCGTGTGCCAGATTTGTCAGACTTTAAACAATCTTCAAAAGTACCATCATCAGTCTTATACATGACCGATAATGAACATTGTGCTAATGCTCTTGCAATCATATTGGCACAAGACATCACGGTACTATTACGAGAAAGTACCGACATATCCACAACACGACCAGCATTGGTCGCTGATGCTGTGGTTACATACAGTAATTGGAAGTTTGCGCCTTGTTGTCCACCTTGATTTTGGCGCAATATTTGGTTACCTAGCTGGGTTTGACCAAATAAAGTATTGTTTTCTGCAAGGTTTTGCACGGAAACTTCTGACGATTTGCCCTCATTTTTTGGCAAATTGTATTTATCTTTGTTGAATATATCTAACATTCCCATGATTTTCCCTTACATTTTCTAACGATTTTACATCAAAAACTTCTGAATCCGAACGAACTTGATGTAAATGGGTTGTCTAAACTGCAATGGGCGGCAATAATCATCGCTATAATGCCATCAACCTTTGCTGACTTATCGGCTTCGTTCTTACGAACTTTGATATTATTATTTACATCCGTGTAACACTCACAGTTGCCTAGTTGCCATCCGACAAACGGATTACCGTCATGTTTAATTTGATGGTTCATTATGAGTTTTTCAACATATTTGGAAGGATTATTTAGCACCGCCATCCCTTGTCCAACTTTTTTTACAGGAATCCCCGCATCATGCAAACGAGCAACCAAAGAAGCGGCATTGTAGGCATCGTAACCTACTTCTTTTACATCGTACTTTTCGCATTGTTGTTTGATGAATTCGCTAATCTCCCGATCATCCATTACATTACCTTCGGTCAGCTTGAGAACCCCAGATTGGATTGCTACTTCAAATATATCCAAGTAATGTTTGGGTATTAATTCAAGTGCCGCTTCTGGCAAAAAGAATTGAAACTCTGCGTAATACTCATTTTCTTCATATCGCTTTAAAGTGCAAACGGCATTTAAGTCACGAGTGGCCGCCAAGTCAAATCCAATAAATACGGCTTCTGGATCTTGCGCTGGCAATTCATCGGCAGATTGATCCCAGTAATTACGGTCAATCCATGCGCTATTGGCACTAACATATATGTTTAGGGTCTTGCATAAGAATTCATTAAGTGCGGCTGGTTTGTGTTTGGCTTCTTCGCAACGCTGGGCAATGGCATCTTCAAATACACTAATGCCGTGCATTGGGTTGGCTTTTGCCCAAGTCTTAGGATCTTTCCAATCATCTTCTGGGTCTAATCCATATAGCAAACCAAACCAACGGGGATTGTCAGTAGCTTCACCATTAAGCATGGATTCAAACATTGTCATATCTTCATAAAACTTGGTGTCCTTTGTGAAGCTGGCAGTAGTGATGTATATACGCAACGGATTTTGACGAGCAACCATACCAGAATGTAATACTTCAATAGAGTTGCGATCTACAATTTGGGCGGCTTCATCCACGATTACGCATGATGGGTTTTTACCGTCACCCGTTTTTTTGGTGTCACGGGATAACGCCTTAAACATGGATTGTGAATCGCCAGAGTTCTTAATCTCATACTTGCTGACCTCAAACCATGACTGGGCTTCTGGCGGTAGGTTTTCAATAAATCCTTTGGCGGCATCAAACACAATCGTTGCCTGTTCGCGATTAGTTGCTAGGGTAAATACTTCTGCACCAACTTCGCCAAATTTCAATTCGTAAAGAGCAATGATGGCTGTTAGTGTGGACTTACCAGCTTTACGGGGAATGTAAAGTATTACATCCGTCACCATCCGTTTAGATACATCCGTTTTTTTACGGAATCCATAAACGGCACAAATAAAAAAAATTTGGAATGGGTCTAATACTATTGGCTTGCCAGCATCAGGGCCTTTGGTATGCCGCATATGCGATGCAACATCTAATACATGGGCGGGGAATCTGGAATCAAAAACCCAATCCCATTCTGTATTAGCGTATTGCGCTAAGAATCGTTTACAAGATGACCGAACATTACGACAAACATTAATTTTGCCGTCAGCTACATCTTGTGCGTATTGAACCCCTAATTCCCAATTCATCTAGCCAATGGGCCAGCGGCTAATTTTGCAACTGGCGATTCTTTTCTTATATTAGTCTTTACTAACTTAGACTTAGGGGTTAGCCCTAGTTCGTTCATTAGCCTTACAATTTGTGTCAATGTCTTATCTCTAATACTAATCAACGGATTTGGTGCAAGGGTCTTACCATCGTTGGTAGATATTATTAGGTCTGCGCCAACCAGCCCAATATTACAACTCACATAGGTTTCAATCTGGTCAGCCAGCATACTAAGGGTATGTTTGTTCTGGTCATCATAGATCCCGTAACTGTCATATATGTAATCGGCAGTTTCTTGGGTGAATTTCTTTTTGTCCCAGGCTAAAGGATTTTCCATCCACTCAGCATAGGGAATTCTTTTACGCAAATTCGCACTTAGGGAATTCCCTTCGACTAAGCGCAACTCAGTTGGTTTGTTTTCCATGCGTATTATTATATACCCCCCCTCATACTTTGTCTTTTGTAGAAAATTAGCCCCCGTGCTTGCTTTTTAAAACATCCACATTATTTAAGTTTCTAAGCAATGCTTCCCAACCTATGCACAAAGGGCATTAAACAGGGCTGTGAGCCATGATCGACTTGTAGTCGTGGATAGCATAGTCTTTAATGCCATCGCTTGTGTAGTGCCTGTATATGCCGTTCTGTTCAAGTGCTGTCTTTGAACTATGACATTCAGCACATAGGCTTTGTAATATGTTGCTATAAAATGCGTGACTGCCTATCTGTGACCAAGCGAATAGATGGTCTATATGCTTGGCTGATGTAACAATCCCTTTGCATAAGCAAGCCTGGCACAACGGTTGCTTGCCAAGTTGCATCGTTCGCATAGTTTTCCATGTAGGCGTTTGGTAATAGGCGTTGTTCTCTGCTCTATGTTCTTTTGGGGCAAATCGCCAGACATCACGGCCACCGTGTTCGACACAATGAATACTGAACTTAGACCTGGCGTTAGTGCATCCTAATGTTTCGCACTTAGTATTACTTGGTAGATATGGCATTTTTTTTCAATGCTAATCCAATGGAATAATGCAATGCTTCCCAATCACCACGCTGTAATACAACTGGTATTAATTCTTTATTGTGTTCTATTTGAGCAAAAATCTTAGCTAATTCTTTTGCTTGTTGTTTTTGATCTTTTTTTGTGCGTTTTTCCATTAATAACCTGGATCTTGAAATATGTGAATTGGGTTGTTATCAATCCAAACATCAATTTCAATGCCTAATGCTTTTACAGCTTCCATCTTGGCATGGCCATCAGCAAAAATGCAATGATCTTCACCAATGACTTGTCCAATAGAATTCAATAAATCCTTGTTTTCGTCTGGATCGGTACTATGAGTAACACAATAAACTTCGTCTTTTCTTAGGCGGCAAAGTTCAATAAATACATTCCAGAATTTAGGATCAACATTGTATGTACCGTTAAAATCCAGCCCAAAGGTCATTGCGCCTTTTTTCTTGCCTTCTTCCTTGTAACCGCTTGCATGGGCGGCTTGTCCAACTTGAATAGCTTTGGTTTTTGTCGAAAATGGGCCTTTTGATCCCCAATACCAACCATCTGATTTTTTAACTATTGGCATTTTGATCCTTTGGTAACTTTGTATGGTGATAAGTATAAAGCCATACTTGTTTACGGCCTTTTGATTGAGATTCAACTAAATCACGGCTTAAATGTCTTGCTTTACGCAAATAACATAAAGCCATTGATATTTCGTTTGGTTTTAAATCTTGGTTTGCTTCTCTAATGTTTTGTAAAGTTTGAGAAACACCTTTGTCAATAAATGTTTGTCTTACTTTGTTTGCCGCATTTGCCATATATTATCCTTTTGAGTATATGTATTATATCAACCTTTTCTAGGTTTTTTGGGCATCATAGGCTTGCCCAGCTTTTCTGGTGGCGTTGCAAAGTACGATTTTGGCAGATGTGGATGGTGCGCTTTGATCTTATGAACACCAGCAATATGTTCGTGCCGCTTTAATGGATCTTTGGGTTTATTGGCCACATGATGTACGCCATGCAACTTTTCGTGATGCGCTAAACCGATTTTTGGCTCATTTTTGATGTGTTTTGTTACTGGGCCTTGTGGCTGATGATGATACTTTGCGCCTTTAGTCGGCTTTTTGGGTTTCTTTCTCAACATCGATCATCCTTAATACCCGCAATGCGGATTCCACATCATTCGCCCGTACCAATGGGCCGCCTATCCAGTTAGCTATAAATTTTAATTGCTCTTTTGTGTATAGGGCTTTTGGCGAACTCTTAACTTCCATTAAAATCGTTGTGTTCTCATACGCAACCACAAGATCGGGAAAACCCTTACCAGCTTTTGACATATCAACAACAAATGCGCCATGTTTTCGCAACGCATCCATAATTTCTTGTTGGTTTTTGTCAGTCTTTTTTGCGTAAGTCATTGATTTGTTATTAAAATGTATTAGTATTATATAACTTTACCACATGGGGATTCGTATGGCTGGCTATTACTTAAGCGATGAAGAATTTATAAAAGAATGGAAAAAGATAGGTAGTCCCCAGAAATTTGCAGAAATTCATAGACAAGATGTACGGTCAATTTATAACCGCAGACGATCAATAGAAACACGGCATGGCATTGAATTGCCTACATTTAAAGATCAAAGATTAACAGTAGAAAAGAAAATACATCAAACAGAAGGACATACACGAAGGGGGTTTGATCTTGAAAAAGGCAGGGTTATTGTTTTTAGTGATGCTCATTTTTGGCCTGATATTACTACCACCGCTTTTAAAGCATTGTTGGAATCAATCAAAGAATTTAAGCCAAGCGCAATTATTTGCAATGGTGACGCTTTCGATGGTGCTGGGATCAGCCGTCATCCTAGAATGGATTTCGATAAATTACCATCAGTAAAAGAAGAATTGGAATGTTGCCAGCATTATTTGGGTGAAATTGAAAAGGTTGCCAAAGGTGCTAAATTGTTTTGGCCAATGGGAAACCATGATCAAAGATTTACAGCCAATGTGGTTAATTTCTTACCAGCATTTGAAGGTGTGCCAGGCACATCGTTAAAAGAGTATTTTCCAAAATGGCAACCGTGCTGGAGTGTATGGATCAATGAAGATGTGGCAATTAAGCATCGCTGGAAAGGTGGCTGGACTGGTGGAAGAAACAATACTGTTAATGCTGGCGTT